GGGTGGTTACTTCCTAGTCCACAAGAGATATGGAATGGGTTCATCGGATCAATAGAAAGAATAATTCATGGCAAGAAACGTAACATCCGTAATAAAAAGACATAACTTAGATACAAAAGTCGATATGTATACTGTCCCAGCAAAGAACACTGCTGAGATACACATGATTTATATCTTAGCTACTGCTGGTAATGAAAGCGCAGACTTGTATTGGTACGACAGCCACTCAGCAATAGAGTATACGTTAGCTCATGCTAATTCACTGTCAGGATCAAGCGGTGAGTATTTGTTATTAAACGATTTACAAATAGATTTAAAAGAAAACGATATACTAAGAGTACAAAATAGTGGTACAAATAGTACTATAACTTACATGGTTAGTATGAATTTAGCACCATCAATTACAACACAGTTTCATTCATAGGAGATAAATATGTACGGATACGGTAAAAAGAAAAAGAAACCTGCACCTAAAAAGAAGAACAAATGAAGCCTTGTCCTACTTGTCCCTATCCTAAGAAGTGTAAGGCAGCAGGTAAATGTTTGCGTGGTGCAATGCGTAAAACTAAAAAGAAAGCATAATAATGAACTACTTAGATTTAGTTAATGATGTACTAATAAGACTTAGAGAAGATGAGGTAACTGCTACAACAGATACTCCATACGCTAAGTTAATTGGTAAGTTTGTTAATGACGCTAAAAGAATGGTAGAAGATTCTTTTCAGTGGAATGTATTAACAGAAACATTAACAGTAACTACTGCTGATGATTTGTTTAACTATGTTCTTACTGGTTCTGGTCAACGGTTTAGAGTATTAGATGTTGTTCATTCTGAAGATGATGTATTTTTACAGCCTGTTACATCTAGCGTAATGACTAACTATCTTTTAAACGCATCAGTGCATAAAGGCTCACCATACTATTATAACTTTAATGGTGTTAATAATGGAGACACACAAGTAGATTTGTATCCAGTACCTGATGGTGTTTACAACATTTACTTTAACATCTTTAAACCACAGGTAGCATTAAGTGCTGGAGCAGACGAGTTACTTGTTCCTGCAGAGCCAGTAATTAAATATGCTTACGCACAGGCTGTAGCAGAACGAGGTGAAGATGGTGGACTAGCAGCACAAGAAGCTACTGCATTAGCTGATATATCTTTAGCGGATCATATAGCTATGGCAGCACATCGACAGAATGATGAATACATCTGGCATCAAGTCTAATGGCTGGTAGATTACAATCATCGACAATATCAGCACCAGGCTTTCTTGGTATTAACACACAAGAGAGTAGTGTTGATCTTGCGTCAGGCTATGCACTAGAAGCATACAATTGTGTCATAGATAAGTTTGGTCGTATTGGTGCTAGACGAGGTTGGCAGAAAGTAAACAGTTCTACTAACTCTGATCTAGTAGCAAACGACATTGAGTTTATTTATAACATACCTGAGACAGATGTAACGCTATGTGCTGGTAATGATTTAATACTTACCAGAGCTAGTGGAGCAAGTACATTAGTAACAGCAGTTAATACTACAGTATCTAATGCAGCAGGGACAGGTACAACAGCATACAGCATCACAGGTAATGATTGGATGGGTGCTAGTATTGTGTTCGGTGAAGGACCGGATGTTAGTCCTCATGCTTACTTAGCACAGGAAGGACACTTACCGTTAGTCTATCACAAACTAGGAGCTAGTCATGCACACACAGGTGCTTATGGTTTTAACTTACTTAGCGATGCTGGCTCAGTACCTACCACCTACGCTTCTGCTAGTGATTTTAAGCCTAATGTAGTTATAGGTGCATACGGTAGGACATGGTGGGCTGACATTGCTAACGATAAACAGACACTTTACTTTAGTGCGTTATTAGACGGTACTAACTTAGCAACAGGTGACTCAGGTTACTTGTCATTGATTGATGTGTTTCCTAACGGAGACGAGATAGTAGGACTAGCAGCACACAATGGTTTCTTAATTATATTTGGTAGAAGAAACATTGCTGTTTATGCTAACCCTATTGATGTTACTAGATTAGAGTTAGTAGACTTAGTAGCTAACGTAGGATGTATTGCTAGAGACAGTATTGTCAACACAGGTACGGATGTTATGTTCTTGTCTGACACAGGTGTAAGAAGTATTGCCCGTGTTATTCAGGAAAAGTCAGCACCTATTAATGACATATCGTTTAATGTTAGAGATGACTTAGTAGCATTTGTAGAATCAGAATCTAATAAAGAAAAGATTAAAGCAGCTTACTACCCTAAAGATGCTTTTTATATTTTAACACTACCAACATCTAAGTATGTATTTTGTTTTGATCTGCGAGGTAGACTACAGAATGGTGCAGCAAGGGTTACTATCTGGGATAGTATTGAACCCACCGCCCTACATGTCACTTATACAGGCGATCTTCTCATAGGTAAAGCAGGATACTTAGGTAAGTACTTTGGATTCTTAGATGACACAGCAAAGTACAGACTACGTTACTACACTAACTACTTTGACTTAGGTAGTCCAACAACTATGAAGTTCTTAAAGAAAGGTAACTTTGTAGTAGTAGGGGGTGTAGGGCAGGACGTAGCATTAAAGTATGGTTTTGATTACATTAACTCATATCGATCAATAACTAAGCAACTACGAACTGGTTCTGTTTATGAGTACAACATTGGTGAGTACGCTATTGCAGAGTTTTCTAGTGGTTTAGTTCTTGAAGAAGTGAACAGTAACTTAGGTGGTTCAGGTTCTATTATGCAATTAGGGTTTGAAGCAGATATAAATCAAAGTCCATTGTCAATACAAAAGATAGATATTTATGTTAAAGCAGGTAAAACAGTTTAGGGATTATTATGTCTGATTATACAAAAGCAACTAACTTTACATTAAAAGACGGATTAAGCAGTGGTGACGCAGGTAAGATTATTAAAGGATCAGAGATAGATGCAGAGTACACAGCTATTGCATCTGCTGTAACATCTAAAGCTGATCTAAATGGTCCTACGTTTACTGGAACACCTGCTGCACCTACAGCATCTTTTGGAACATCAAGCACACAATTAGCTACAACAGCTTTTGTTCAAGCTGGTTTAGCTGGTGCGTATCCTGTTGGTTCTATTTACATGAACGCTACTGTAGCAACTAACCCTGCTACGTTACTTGGGTTTGGTACTTGGGTAGCGTTTGGAGCAGGTAAAGTTCCTGTAGGTTTAAATGCTGCTGACTCAGACTTTGACACTGTAGAAGAAACTGGTGGTAGTAAAGATTCAATTATACCTACACACAACCATGCAGCAGGAACTCTTGTAAACGCTTCTGCTGGAGCGCACCAGCACACAACTGGAACAGGTAGATCAGCAAGTACTGCTGGTAGTACTGTAAGTTACTTTTCTGGATTACAAGGAGGAGCTTCTGGTACAGCTTTGTCAACTACAGATTCACAAGGCGCACACGTTCATACAATATCGGGTGACACAGCTAATGCAGGTGAATCAGCAACAGGTAAGAACTTACAACCGTACATCGTAGTTTATATGTGGAAGCGTACAGCTTAATTTTAAAAGGGCAAACAAATGTTAGGTAAAATAGGTGGTGGTATTATAGGAGCAGTAGGAGGTTATCTTGGAGGTAAGAAGATAGCTGACGGTTTAGGTAAACAAGGTGCGTTGATGCAAGCTGCTGGAGAAAAAGCAGCAGGTATGGCTCAGTTTAAACCTGTGGCAATGGTTGCTACTCCTTTTGGTTCTACTACTGGAACAGGTGGTTATACTGTATCTCCTGAAATACAAGCATTACAACAACAGTTATCAGGACTGTATAGTCAAAGTCTAGGACAGGCTGAACAGGCTCAAGGAATGATGCCACAGTTCCAACAAGCTGCTCAAGGTTTATTAGGTTTAGGTCAGCAATATATTTCACAGAGTCCTGAACAAGCTAGACAACAATATATGTCAGAACAGATGGCTGCCCTCCGTCCGTATGACATTGAAGAAGAACAGCGTTTAGCTTCTAGTGTGTTTGGTCGTGGACGAGGTGGACTAAGTGTTGGTGCTGGTGGACAACCAGAACTACAGGCTCTATCGGAATCAAGAAACAGACGTAACTTACAACTAGCTGCTGCTGCAGATCAAGCTGCACAACAACGTATTGGTTTTGGTGCAGGTTTATTTGGTCAAGGAGCAAAAACACTTGGTCAAGGTTATGGCATACAAGAACAAGCACTTGCTCCGACTGCTGCTTACTTAGGGTTACAAGAAGCTACAATGCAGCCAGCAAGACAACAGTACTTAGACTCACTAGAAGAAGCTAGACTACGTGCTGCTGCTGGAGCACAGGCAGGTAGCTTGTATATGGGAGGTGCTATACCTTCTGCTCAAGCTTATGGACAACAAGCTGGTGTACGTGGTGGTATGTTAGCTGGTTTAGGTCAAGGACTAGGGAGTTCTTTCTCAGGACTTTTTGGAAGTTCAGGAGGAGGAACTTCTAATTTAGCTAACTTAGGACGGATGGGTTAATTATGGCAAGTACAATAGCATCTTTGTTTGGTCCTTCTGCTGAAGAGATTGTTTACGAAAGACAGAAAGAAGAAAGAGACAGACAAGCACAACAATATCAGACTACATTGTCAGGACTACGTGACACTCCTGGAGCATCCACTGGTTACGCTCTAGGTTATCAGAGTGGTCAGGGGTTAGGTCAGGCTGTTGGTGGTTTGTTTGGTAAGTCAACGGAGCTAGAAGACCCTCGTTTAGCTAAAGCATTACAGATGAATCAAGCATTTGAAGGTATAACTGCTGCTGATTTGAGTGATCCAAACAAACTAGAATCACTAGCAGAAAAACTACAAACTCAAGGAAATACAGAAGCAGCTTTTAAATTACTTGATAGAGCAAGAACACTAAGGACTGCGATGACTCCTGATTTAAAGAGTCCTGGAACTAGGTTCCAATTAGCAGATGGTAATATAGTTACTGGAGGATATGTAGATGGCATGGCTGTAGGTGTCGATCAACAAGGTAATCGTTTTTCTTTAGGCGAAAACTATAGAGTTATTGGTGATGCTTCAGGCGCACCTAGTCCTGCAGAATTAACAAGCACAAGTGCTGCTTTAGAAAGAATAGGAGCAGATGATTGGGAGGATGATGGTTATCAAAATCAAGTTGCTAGTTTAGCAAAAACTATTCAAAATACAGACCCTAGTCAATCTTTAGGTTGGTATCAAGCTGTAGAGCAAGCTCACCTTGCAATACAACAACAAAACCAAACGGCACAAGAAGAACAAAAAGCACAAGATGCTTCTGACTTTATGATGAGTATAGGAATGCGTCCTGCTGGACAAGGAGAAACATTTGGTGTTGACGATAGAGGAATTGGTTACATTAAAAATGCTGATGGTCAAATTATTCTTAGAAGTAATAGAGTATTAACACGCTCTGAAATTAGAAATTACTTACCTGAGTATGAGGCTAGGCTAGATGCGTTAGGTGCTAACATGGGTCAAGGAACTCCTAGCTCTAAGTTAAGACCTCAAGGAAAGATTGGTGATACTTATGATTCATTTGGAGGCGTTGAATCAAGAAAACCACAAACAGGTAAACTAAGGTCTCAAGGAACTGCTACTGCTCCTAGACCACAAACAACTAAAATGAGGTAACATGGCAGCTATAAAACTACCTACATACGAAGAGTATAAGCAAAGGCTTGCTGCTAATACTCCTCTTATTAAGCCTGAAGAGATGGCTGATCCTGTAGCACAAGAAGAGCCAATAGATTATGACAGTCTTCCTAAAGTAGATTACATACCTGAAGGTGGTATAGAAATACCTAGACCAACTGCTCCTGAGATTATGTCTTATGGGTGGAATGTCAAAGGCATAACAGACTGGCAGAGTCTAGGTAAAATAGGCAGGATAAAAGGTTGGTTTAATGGAGGCATGTTTGATGGATCTGAGTACAAACAACTTGATGAATTTTATGGTGAAGATTTTAATAATTTAACTGAGTCAGAAAAAAGAGATAGAATAAATGAGGTTGACAGGTTAAATACAATTAGAAATAATTTTTCTGTTCTTGCTTACGGAGAAGATAATTCTTTATTAGCTGGTGCTTCTGGTTTTGTAGGGACGTTAGCAACACCTACTACTCTTGTTCCTGGTTTGTCATGGGCTAAGTATGGAGCAACAGGTCTTGGAGTTACCTCTGCTTTATTTGGGGGAGAGTATAACTTACTAGAACAGTACGCTAATAAAGGTAATGTTAATATGGGGGAGTTAGCAACTACAACAGCACTTGCTGGAGCAGGTGGTTTAGGTTTAGGACTAGCAGGTAAAGGCGTAATGCGTTTGTTAAACGGTGCAAAGCCTGTAGCTGTTTCTCAAAAAAGCATTGCTCAATCAGAAGCAGATCAGATACAAGATGCTATGGATGATGCTGTTATAGATGAGATACCGCCAGAAAAATTAAATGAATATGTAAAAGAAAAGACAGGGTTTTCTGATGATAAAGTAGTGAGTGCTACTGCTAATGCAGAAAGAAAGCCACAGCCTAGAAGTAAAGAAGAGATACTAGAGACTAGAGAAATTGAAAAGACAAGTATAGACGCAGATACTATCAACAGAAGTCCTACTGTTAATAGGTACGTTACTCCTATTATTGAAGGCTTTGCAAGAATAGACGAGAAGTTTAAACTAGATGGTTTATTAAAGAACAGAGTTAATCGTTACTTCTATCGTAGCTATACAAATGCTATGGATAAAATAACTCCATCACATAGTTTATTAAAAGGGTATAAGAAGATGCCCAAACAACAACAAGAATCTTTTGATAATTTACTTCTTAATCCTACCGAAGAAAACATAGCTGCTGCTGGTAAACTTCTTGATGACTATTCTCCTGTTAGTGCTAAAGAGCTACAGGATTTAATGACTAAAGTTAGACAGATGACAGACGAGTTAAAGGCTGCAGGTATAGACGTACCAGCTAATCCTAACTACATCCCTCGTATTGTTAAAGATTCAAAAGGACTTCAAAGGTTTCTTAATAAGAATCCAGAAGTTGATACTGTTGTACAGAAAGCATTAAAGCAAAGAGCGCAAGCACTTAAATTAAAAGACACTACTAAATTAAGTAATGAAGATAGAAACTTTATTATTAGTAACATACTACAAGGTAGACATGTTGGTACTAATAAAGCAGGTAAATTATATTCAAGAACAAAAAAGACTAGACCTAAAAGAGAAACATTTTTAGAGCCTCGTAAAATAAAACTAGTTAATAAAGAAATGCAAAAGTATTATGAGAATCCTTTAAATTCTACTATGCGTTATTTTATGGATGCTCATAAACTTATAGAAAAAAGAAACTTTTTCAATTACAAAAATACTAAGAACGCTACCATGAAGGGTACGGGTTTAGATTTAGAAAAATCTGCTACTAATTTTTTTAAAGATTTAGAAGATGCAAACCTAGATGATAATACTGTAACAAGACTTGAAGAAATGTTCAAAGCAATTTTTGTTGATGCTGACAGATCATTAGGTGGGGCACAGAAAGCATACAAAGACTTAGTTAATGCTTCACTGTTGGCTAATCCTTTATCAGCACTAACGCAGCTAGGTGATGTTACTTTAGGTGCTTGGAAATTAGGTGTTAAGAACGTAGCAAAAGGTTTAGTAGGCAGGGATGTAGACATTGTAAAAGATTTAAACATAGATCAAGCAATGTTAGAACATTTTTCTTCTGGTACTAGCATGACTAAATTAGTTGATGATATGCTAGAGCTTACTCAGTTTAAAAGAATGGACCGTTTAGGTAAAACATCTATTATAAATGGAGCGTGGAAAAACGTACAGAACAAAGTTAAAACTGACAAAGGAATTGCTCAGTTAAAAAAAGAATACGGTACTGCTTACGGTCCTGAGTTTAATAAATTTATATCTGATATTAAGAATGGAGAAATAACACCGCTTACAAAAGAGTATCTGTTTAATCAGTTAGCGGAGTTCCAACCTATTACTCCTGCTCAAATGCCAGAGGCATACTTAACAGCAAACAATGGTAGGCTACTATATACCTTACAAAGTTTTACTATTAAACAAGTAAATTTAATTAGAAAAAACATAGTAGAAGAAGTACAGAAAGGTAACTATAAACAAGCAGCTAAAAATTTATTAGGTTTTTCTTTATTGATACCTCCTTCAAACATGGCTATTGATTACGGTAAGGAAAGGTTATTAGGTAGAGATCCTGATTTTTCAGATGAGTTAGTTAGAAGGTACGCTAACAACGCACTTAAAGTGTTTGGTTCTTCTGAATATGCTGTTGATAGGTTACTTAAGACAGGTAAGCTAGGTGATTTTATTCAAGATACTTTCTTACCTCCTATGGAAATGTTTGACGGGTTGATTAAAACTGGTCAAGCAGCAATAGTTAATCAAGAATTTGATCCTGCTGTAACTGCACAGCTACCAATAGTAGGAAGACTCGCCCATTACTGGGTATTTGGTGGGCTAGAAGATTGGAACGAGAAACAGAAACAAAAAGATCGTAGAGAATATAACGAAAAATATGGTATCGATAAAAAGAAATATGGAATGGAAGGTTAACTATGGCTAGTGTATTCGATAAGTATCTAACTACAAACAAGTATCAGCAACAGAGAGATGCAAGTCCTGTGTTGTCTGCTATTAATCAAAGAAGGCAGCCTACATACGATGAGATACAGGAACAGGAAAGACTTAATCGTAAGGCAGGTGTTACCTTACCTAGATTTCAAGGTAGTCTTAAAGCAGGACAAGCCTTAAAAAATATAGGTGGTCTGACTTATGTAGTAGAAGATGGTGCTGCTGCTCCAACAGAAGAAACAGTATCTACTCCTAGAGGCATGAACTTATTTGAAGAAGCGCTTAGTCTTCCTGATGAACCTGCTCCACCTACATATCAAGGTGGTATGCCAGAGCGTAGACCAATGCAACCACCTGTGCGTTCTGAGCAAGGATTGTTTAATCCTCCTCAACCACAGATGCAACCACCTACAATAGATACAACCATTGATGATCTGATGTCACAGTTACAAGGCTACGGTAGACCACCTACTATGCCTGACTTTGATAAGCCTGCACAAAGAGACTTAGGTTTACCTGACTTCACTACTCCAGGATTTGCACCTCCAGGTTTAATGACTCCTCAGTTACCACAACCCAACGTACCTCAAGTAGCTATGCAGCCTAATGTTCCTGATACGCAGAGCGATACTTATACTACAACTGCTGAAGAAGCTATTATAAGAGGATCAACTAGTGACATGACAGATGAAGAGTTTGATGCGTACATTAATAATTATTACAATTCTCTTATGGGTAGATAATAGCATGGCACAAATAGTAGATCCAAATCCAATAAGATTTCTTGATGCCTTTGGTAATAAAATAGGTAGTGATGGCTTTGAAGCTGCAACAGGTATCTATGATTTTAACAAACAAGCTGACAGAACAGAGGCAGCTAATAAAGGGTTTTATAAGACAGGTGAAGCTGCTGTTGATCTAGCAAAAAGTACTTTTGATAGAGAACTTAGTCCTCAAGAAAAGTTATTAATTAAGCATGAAGGTTTTACTACTGTTCCTTATTTAGATACTGAAAGCATACCAACAATAGGCATAGGTCAGACAGGGCAGTACTTTGATCCGTTAGATATACAAACAGGATTTGAAGAAGCGGTGGCAGATAAAACTAATGCAGTAAAAGAAGAGTTTGATGATGCTTACAATTTAGCAGATGACACTAAACAAGGAGCATTACTAAGTTTAGTTTATCGAGGTGACACAAGAAATAAAAATACAGGTAACCTTTATCAGTGGGTAGGTAAGTATAAAAAGGCAGTAGATAGTGGTAAAAAAGCAGACATGAATAAAGCCTTTGAAGAGTTCTGGGATAACAAAGAATACAAAGACTTAATGGTTGATGATCCTGATGGTGGTGTCTTGACTAGGATAAGAGAAAACTCTAATATCTTATTTGGTAAGACTAAGTAATGGAACAGTTCATCATCAACTTCTGGGAGATCATATCAGGTCTTCTTATTGTAGTGTTCCTAGCAATAACTTGGAAGGCAGAAATTGGGGCGCGCATCTCAGTGTTAGAAGAGAAAGTACGCGCCCTGTTTGATCTAGTTAACAGTAAGAAAGATTAGATTTCACACACCCCTGCTGTACAAGCCAGTTGCTGTGCTCCTTCTACGTTGTCATCCTCTTCAGTAAGACTATCCCAATCAATAGTATCAGGCATCTTATGAAGCAGTTCCAAGTACTCTTCCTCGCTGC